ATTGATAAAAATATGTGCGCCATCTTAATCGATTCCCTTTCCCTCCGGCTTCGGACCCAGCCCAAACATGAAATCCTCATACTCAGCCATCAGCTTCTTGATCTGTCTGTTTTCGTTTATGTCCTTGGGTCCGTCGACATACTGTTGAAACAAGAACTCATAGTTATCATCTATCATGGTTAGGAAGTGCTGGAAATCTCTTTCGCCCTCTGTCAGCGTCCACGGATCACTCTTAGGCGTGTTGCTCAGCCAGATAAAGATCCTTCTTCTTCGGGGTTCGTTCGGCATCAATCTGCCCCGGCGCATGCTATCCTCAAATCCCAACTTGAATGCGACTATATCCTTCACGTATACGTGCACGTTATTGTCGATGCTTAAATACTGTCTGTCTATAATCCAATACATATGTCATTCTCCTTTCATTCTACATGTCATACCCCCATCGGCCTGCATCTGTTGGCTCATCTAACACCTTGCAGCCGGAATCATCAATTCGCTTTATGAGCTCGGCTATTGCATCCTTAAATTTTGATGCAATGACTTCAAGTGATCCGGCATAGCCCTCGCATATCACAGAATGTCCTTCAGCCATATATTGTTCCTGCTTATCTACGAACTCAGAAAAGCAGTCTGAATGATACTGCAGTCTGTCAACAAGACTATTCAAAGCATATCTTAAATCCTCTTTTTCTATTCCTGTGAAATCCACTTCCTCAAATTCAGGCATCCCATCAGGGAGAATTCTTTTTACTACGTAGCTACGCATATCATGCACCTCCTAAAAAATAAATCTGGTCAAAACGCTTCAAGGGTCTTGCAGGGCGGCGACAGTATGCAGCGTCCTCGGACGCATACTGTCAGCCCCGCCCGCAAGGGTTGCGTCAGCAACACGTATATATATATGCGTTTTGCTGACTGTGGACAAAACGCTATAGCGTTTTGCTGACTGACGCGGGTAACAACAAAACGCTATAGCGTTTTGTTGCTGACTACGGACAAAACGCATATGCGTTTTGTTGCTGTCAGACATTGTCAATTTCATCAACGACCAGAAAATCATCTGAATTTTTACTAAAACCACTGTCAGGGAACCTTGTTTTATTGAGCCAACTCTTTATTGTTGACTCCGATAAACCTTTCTGCCCCTTGAAATAAGCAGCTGCATCCTCCAGCTTCGGGCGGTCTCTGTCATTGCCGGGAAGCTTTAACGTTGCCCAGTTCTCAATGAACCAGATCACCCTGTCCATATTGGCACGTTGCTGTTCCTGCTTTGTCATGTTGCCTCTTGCCCCTGCGGTCTTCGCATCGACTCCATACTTCTCTTTCGCATCCTCCAGCCCTTCGGCCAGTTCATGCACCGGATATCTGAAGTAGACCTCTATCGGCTTCGGTGACTGAAACTCTCGCAGCGTGTATGATAACCGCCATGCTGTTGTCTCATCCTTCAGGGTAACACCCACGTCCCTAGGATCTATTTCCATTAGATCGAGCAGCGCGTCGGGATCTCTTGCGAAGACTCCCGAACCCGAAGCCCTGTCGATAGACACCTTGCTCCCCTGCGACCCCTTGCTGTGATGGTGGCACAGTATGACGGACGCGCCCAGCTGCTTACATATCTTGTCCAGCTGGTTGAAGAATGCCCCGACCTCGGAAGCACTGTTCTCATCGCCCTGGTTGATCTTGTACAGCGGATCCAAAATGATAGCTGCGTACCCCTTGCCTTGGGCTCTGTGAATCAGCCTCGGGATCAGCCTTTCCGGCGCAGTGTTCTCACCTCTCAGATTCCAGATGTTCAGCATGTCTTTCGGGATGTCTAACCCCATGCTCGACGCTACCTTGTCGACACGATCGAAGAATGAAGCTTCATCGACTTCAAGGTTTACGTAGAAGACCTTGCCCTGTCTGCATTTGTGTGTGAGCCATTCCGTACCTGTCGCGATAGCTATTGCAAGCTCTATCAGTGCGAAGGACTTCCCCGCTTTAGACGGACCCGCCAACAGCATCTTGTGCCCTTTGCGCAGGATGTTCTCGACCAGCTCATCCGCTAATGGCGGCAAGTTGTCCTTGATGGTGCTCCACTCTATCGATTCGGGGTAATCATCCGACTGCTCGTTTATCCAATCGACCCAGGTGTTGTAATCCTTGGCGCCGATGTTCGTTGCGATCAGATGCTGCCGTTTGGTGCCGTTGCGTACCACGCCGGGCATGCGTGTCATTCTTGACGGGTTTTTGTTCTGCTTGTCGATGACCAGCCCGTTTTTCTCACACACATCATATAGATAGTCAACACGCTTCCGGTACTCTTCCTTGTCGAACGCGTCAATCCTGACGATGGCGTGTAATGACTTCCCGGCGGAATAGACCAACGCCGCAATGGGCAGGTTCAGCTCTTTGTATAGGCCATATTGCTCATCGATGCTCATGCCGTCCGACTCGACCAGCGCGAACCGGTAAACCGCTACATTATCGTTTCTGACGCCCTTGCCATCCAGCGGATTGAAACGGATCCATGCGCCGCCCGCGTGATCGTACTTTTCCAGCGCGTTCTCGATGGTGTCTTCCTTTTTCAGCCGCTCGATGATCTGACCGGCTGTGAATGTGTGCCGCCCGACCGATGCGGGCTTGTACTTCCCGTCTTCATCCTTCGCCGACTGCATCACGAACCCGATGCACTCATCAGGCTTGAACAGCGTTTCTATGAACGTGATCAGCTCTTGTTTGTTCTCACCTTTGGCTTCGTCGACCTTTTCCGCCTCGACCCAGGCTTTGTCCTTTATGACTACTGTCGGGTCATCGTCTTTTTCGATCTCATCCTCCCAGTCGAAGACCCGCCCTGAGTCTGCCGGTGTCCAGCCGAACCGCCGCGCGAATTCGTAGATCGTGCCGCCCGTGACCGTCCCATCGCCGTGCCCGAATGTGCCCCACTTGCGGGAGCACTCCCCGGGATGGTATCTTGTATCACTTCTAGACCAGTCATCCCATACCTCGCAGGGATAGCCTTCATGGTGTAAGGCCATGCCAATTGCGAGCCAGTCTTGATAATCCAGTTGCGACGGTGGTATGTGATCTAACAGCGGCCGTAAATCATACTGCTGCATTCATTTCCCCTTTCTTCATGCTGTCCGGCACATATGTCGCCGGGTTTATCCAGTACGGCAGCCGCCAATGATTCGCGGCAAGCTGTCCCATGATCTTGGACGCGTCTGTCATTGTCCACAGATTCACATCCTTGAAGCCCCACTTCTTAAGCTGTTGCATCTGCTTGATAGTTGCCAGCTTGGCATTTGCGCGGGTGATGCACTTGTCCAACAGCTTTGAAGCCAGCCCCTTGTTGTCGATCTTCTCAACATCCAGCCCGAACTTCTCAAGGGTCTCAAGTTGTCTTGCGGAAGGCGCCTCCATCTCCCAGCCCCATACCGGGACATAGTCGGTCAGGTCTTCGTCCATGATCGACAGCTCGAACTCCAGCGGGTCAATGAGCTTTGACTTTGCCTTTGCCCTGCGCTGTTCTTCTTCAAGCTGCTTGCGGAGGGCTTCTTCGCGCTGTTTGCGGACATCCTCTGAGACCTTTTCCTCCATCTCCAGAAGGTCGAACTCTTCGCCCGATTCGTCGATGGTCTCGTTGATCTTTGCCGCGATCTCTTCCTTCTTGCAGACGATATCAGCGGGCTTGACCAGTTTGTGCTTACCGGTCATCCATAAGAAATCCAACAACAACAGATGATCCTTGCCGGGCGATAACCTTGTCCCTCTACCCACCATCTGACTGTAAAGGCTGCGGATCTTGGTCGGTCGTAAAACCACTATGGTGTCCACGATTGGACAGTCCCAACCTTCGGTCAGCAACATGGCGTTGCAGATCACGTCATACTTGCCCGCTTCAAAATCAGCCAGCACCTGTTCGCGGTCGGTGCTGTTGCCGTTGACCTCGCAGGCTTTCAAGCCTCTTTCGTTGAGCATGTCCTTAAATTCCTGCGCCATCGCTACCAGCGGAAGGAAAACCACTGTGTGCCTACCCCGGCATTCCTCCGCCATACGGTCAGCTATCGACTCCAGATATGGCTCTAACGCATTGCCCAGATCAGATGCTGAATAATCACCGGCCTGTGTCTTGACCTTTGACATGTCCAGCTTCAGGGGTATGGTCTTCGCCCTGATCGGGCATAAATACCCTTCCCGTATTGCTTCCGGTAACGTGTACTCATAGGCCAGGGTTTCAAAATATTCGCCCAGATTCCGCATGTCTGATCTGTCCGGGGTAGCAGTAACGCCCAGCACCTTCGCGCTGTCAAAATGCTCTAAAACGCGCTTGTACGTATCCGCCATTGAATGGTGCGCTTCATCTACGATGATGGTCTTGAAATGGTTTTTGTCGAACCTTGCCAGTCTCCGTTCGGTGCCTAATGTCTGCACGGATCCGACGGTAATCTTTTCCGGGGATCCGATGCAGCTCTTTTCCGCCTTCTCGACGGAACAGTCCAGACCGCAGGATTTTTTGATCTTGTCTGCGGCCTGTGTGAGCAGTTCCTCCCGGTGCGCTAATACCAGAACGTTTCCCGCTGCCGTGCGCTGTTTAGCCACATCGGCAAAAACGATGGTCTTGCCGCAACCTGTCGGAAGGACCAGCAACGTCTTGTCATGCTCAGCCCATTCCTTCAGGATGGCGTTCTCAGCCTCGATCTGGTATGGTCGTAAGCTTACCACGGTGCATCACCGGCCTTTGCTGTTTCAACGAAATCGTAATACTTGCCGACATTGTTGAAATATGTGCCGTCCTTGGTACCGGGAACCTTCTTGATCTTACACAAACCGGTCTTGCCGATGGCAGCAGGCCAGTTCATCTTGATCTTCTCGCCGTGCTTTTTCATGCCGGTGGCGTTGAAGAATGATCCGATCTTCCATTCCATCTGTGAGCACATCGGGAAGTTCTCCGTGATGGTTGTCAGCTCGCTTGCGAAGGCTGTGTCATCCTTCGCGTAGATCCCCAGCGTTGTGATTGCCTTGTTGCACTGAGGAAGCTTTTCGGTCTGATCCTGCATGCCGCGCTCAACGCTTTTCACCTTGAACAGATAATCGCCATCATCCAGGGTGACAAACTGTTCGTCCTTCTCGATCTCGTCTTCCCAATCGAAGACCTTGAAATTGGTGTTGTTGTCCATAAAAAATTTATCCTCCTGATATTATTTATTGAAACGGAACTTCAGCCTTGAGCTCTTCCCGTTTTCTTAAAATGTACTTGCTGAATCCCGCGAACTTCGCGATCAGCTGTTCCCTGATGAGCTGTTCGGGGTATTCCTTGAGCGGCTTATCAGCCGTCTCGAAGCCCTGTCCGGCGCATGCACGCTGTACCTCTTCATCCGTGATCCCGGCACCATCCAGCAACGCCTTCAGCTCTTCATAGGCGCTCTTGGGCTGGTCGAACGGTATCACCTCCGGCGCACCCTCCACGATGGGGTTCATCACCGGCGTGGGATCCTGTTTGGGCTCTTCCTTCTTGGGCTCAGCCTTGGGCTTTTCGGCTTTGGGTTTTCCCGTGCCCGTCTCGCCCGTCTCGATGTATTTCTTGATCAGTTCATAGTTAAAATCCATCTTGTCGGGCAGTCCCACGCGGTTCTTTGCGTCCCAGCAAGGATGATGCTGGGAATACATGACACGCTGGCCGCCTGCGGCCTTCTTGCTCTTGGTCTTGCTGTCTTCTACTACTAGGGTCTGGTAGTTCGCGAAGAGCAGCATGTCAGCCCATTCCTTGACCAGCGGGGCAACTTTTTTCGACAGCTTCATTTCCCACCTGTCGTAAGCCCCCATCTCATCGGGCTGTTCAAACTTGCGCATCTGGGCGTGGGCTGTCAGCACAATGTTGAAGCCCTTGTTCACGCAGTCTTCCAAACCGTCCAACAGCTTCTTGAACTCTTCCTGCACATATACGTAACCTTTTCCGTAACCGATATCCTCGATGCCGTTCACGTTGTGGCTCTTGCAGACTGCTTTGATACAGAGCATCTCGCACCAGTCCGCAGTATCGATCACGATGGTCTTAAATGACCCGTCGTTCACCGCCTCGTTGACCTGCATGAAAATGTCATCCCATGCAAGGGTTTTGTCGAATCTGGCCACATCCAGATACTTTGTAGAACCTTCCGTATCAATGAACACCGGCGCGGGGAACTTGCTTGCGAAGGTGCTCTTGCCGATGCCCTCGGGACCGTAGATCACGACCTTGACGGGCTTTTTGATCAAACCTTTAACTATTGCCATATTGCCTCCTTACTCTAAAACATAGATCTTTTCCAGCCCGTGCTCGATGTCCCACCGCTGGAACCCCAGATTATACGGGACGCTGTCATGCACGCATCCGCGGCTGGCTATCGACGGGGATGACTGGTCAGCCTTCAGACTGAAAACCACATGATGCGGGTAGATCCCCACCAGCTTAGCCACATAGCGGGCACCGCGGGAGAATACTTCCTTATTGCCGCGGTCAGAATCTGTCAGCCCGCGCCCGATGATCTCGTACGTGTCGTAGTACGACAGATCATCGATGTTTCTGATCCTTGCACCTCTCATACTTCCTCCTTCCTAAAACTTCACAACGAATTCACCGGGGTCTTCTTCGACCGTGATAATGTCTTCCGGTAACATGTCCCCGGTCTGGACGTTTACGACCTTGCCGTCCACGATCTCGCATTCCTTTTTGTACGCTGCCCAGTCGACATCCTCTTTGATTTTCACGAAATCGTGAAGGTTGTTGGCCTTGACGTATGCCAACAGCTTTTCTCTGTCAGGCGCCATCTTGAACGACGGCTTTTTGAATACCAGGGAACCATCGAGAAGCTTGTACTGCTCCTGTGTCTTGGTCTCCTTGTGCGGCACCGTCATGAAATACTGATGGAGCAGGCTTTTCAGGTACCGCGTTCTGTTTTCCAGGGACTGGGTGATCTGTTCCTTCTGGGTGTTGATCTGCGCAATGTGCTCATCCGCGATCCTGAGCAGGCGTTCAGATTCTTCCGTTTCCTGCTTGATGACCTTCAGCGCCCAGTCAGCTTTTTGGTCTGAGTCGATGGTGAAGGTCTCCGGCTGGTCTTCCATAGCCGTATATAGCTCATATTCATCGTCTACCATAAATTCCATATTGAATTGTCCTTTCTGTATGTGATTTTGCCTTGACTTTAGGCTTTGAAAGGCTTACAATGAAATGGTCGATAATTCATTGATTTACCTTTCGATCATCCGTCTGCTCCAACAGGCGGGTGATTCTTTTTACGCCTTTTTTCAATAAAACTCACTCGCTTTCATTACGTCCCGGATCATCGCGATACCGGAATCCATCGCCACGTTTACGGTTGTGCTTCCACCCTCCCACACAATCTGAACTGTTTCGGTATCTGCCTGATATATCATCCTGATCAGATCGTGTTGGTCGCGGGTTTCTTTGACCGCTGCGCACAACAGATCAAGGATTTTCTGTTTATCTTCCATGTTCTACCTCCTTGCTAATTTCAGCGCAGGATGAATCTGAGATTCATGTTCAAGCCACCGGCTCATCCGCCGTTCTGTTTCTTTTTTCTCGAATTCCTCAATCTCACAGACCGAGAAACAGTGGCCATCCCCACACAACGCGTAAAAATTCATTGTCATAAGGGTCATCAATTCCCAGACGGTAAGATCATCACGCCCGCTGATAGGTGCCTCTCCCGTTCCGATCAGCTTCTTCACTAATACTTCACTTTTGCTCATTACGGATCCTCCTTTCCAGATAATTTTTAAATTTCTCGATGTCGATCAGGAACTTTCCGCCCCTGGGCTTAAATGCGAACTTCGCACCTCTTGCGTGGCACATCTCGATGATGTACGTCCGCGGAATCCCGGTCATGGCACTGACCGTTTTCACGTCCGCGTATTTCTGAATGTCTGCCATATCACATTTCCTTGTCGCACTTAGCCAGGAGCTCGTCGTACCATTCCTGGTCAAGCACAGTACCGCTAAATGTGGAATCGCCGATCTTCAGCGTTGCGCGCTGACCGGTCGCCTTTGCGATGGTCGTAACTTTGCCATCGCCTACCTTTGTAATAAAATTCTCATCCTCAAAATACTTCATGTTCTGTTCTCCTTTCTAAAAGTTTAACTTTTTCAACTTGCAAGGGTAAAAAAATACGCCAGGATGTCCGTCAACTTCAGTTCTAACAGCCCGACCGCCTTCACGATCTCATCCTGCTGCCACATCACCGTATTCGAGAGTTTCTTCCCATTTGTCGCTAAACTCCAGCCCATAGCTTCCGCAAAGTTCGTATTGTTGCCGAACTTTTCAACGATGCGGCCTTTCAATTTGCTGTAATCAAATGCCATGTTTTCCCTCCTTTCGAGTTTAATTATTTAAACCACAGGGTAGAGTATATGACTTTTGCTTTTAGCTGTCAAGTGTTTTTGTTAAAATTTTTAAACTTTTTGATAAAATACTTTAACTTTCTTTTCGTCCGTGTTATAATAGGGATACTCACCTGAAGGGAGATGACGATTATGGAGAAGGAAACGACATCAAAAAGATTAAAGCAGCTAATGAATGAGCGTGGGCTTCGACAGGTCGATATACTGGAAAAGGTCAAGCCGTACTCGAAAGAGTACAATGTTCCGATCAGCAAGTCTAATATAAGTATGTATGTATCCGGCAGAGTCGAGCCCTCGCAGGATAAGCTTATTGTGCTCGGAATGGCGCTGGATGTATCGCCTTCCTGGCTCATGGGTTTCGATGTACCGAAAGAATTTCCAACATCCATCAGCGGCCACTGCGAGGGGAGCAAAGATTGCGCAAAAAATCAACTTCAGATTCTCATCGAAGAAGAGGGCAATGACGAAACATTTATCAGACGTATGTTGACATATGCAAAATTTTTGAAAGAACATCCGGAGGCGTGATATGGCGAAACTGATCGAGAAGAAGATCACCCTCGGGCGCGACCAGAACGGCAAGCTGGTCAGAAAGTCGATCTACGGCAAGACCAAAGCTGAGATCGAAAATAAGGTCTTTGCGGCGCGTCAGGAATGGCTTTTAACCGCCCCGAAGGTCGAGGGCGAAAAAATATGCATGCTGACATTTGCAAGGCGCTGGCGGGCGTCTGAGAAGGCGCACGCGGCATCGAATACAAAGGCCATGTACGACAATGTCATCGAGAAACACTTAGCGCCGGAGCTGGAGGATCTGTTTTTCGATGAGATCGAGCAGGCTGACCTTCAGCGTATCATCGACCGGAATTTTGAAAAGTATGAGACGTGCAACAAGATCAGGCTGACCCTGAGGCAGATTTACTCCGCCGCTTCCGATGCCGGCATTGCCATCAATCCCACGGTAAATACAAAGCGCCTGGTCATCCCGCCGAAGCCCAGGAACGAAAAACGCGCCCTGACCGACGAAGAAAAACAGGCCGTCTTAAGCGCCGATCTGGGGGACAAGCAGCGGGCATTTGTCTATACATTGTACTACACCGGCCTGAGGCGTGAAGAAGCCCTTGCGCTGGAATCGTCGGATCTGGACTTCAAGACCGGCCAGCTCCACGTATCGAAGGCTGTGGTGTTCGAGGGCAACGATGCCGTTGTGAGCCGTACAAAGAACCGCTATTCCATCCGATCGGTGCCGATTCCCGACGCGGCTGTCCCGTCCCTGAAGCAATACGCGGCCGGCAAAAGGTTGTTGTTTCCCATGGCGTCGGACCCGGCGCGGGTCATGTCGCTGTCTTCATTTGTTAAGTTCTGGTATGGCATCCAGCGTACGCTTGCACGGAAGGCGCCCACAGCTCTGAAACTGACCCCGCATATCTTCCGGCATAACTATGCCACCATGCTATACTATTCAGATATCAGCATGAAAAAAGCCGCCCAGCTCATGGGGCATAAAGACACCACTATGATCATGAAAATATATGCCCATCTGGATGAAGAAAAAGAGAATGCAGTGGAGAAGATCAACGCGGTTTTCAAGTGAAAAAAGTACGACATTTTACGACACCAAATTTTGGCACCCTCTTCAAAGGTGCTATTTTAGCGGATTTCTTGTGTCGTACAGAAAAACCGCATCAAAGCCGCTCCAATACTGGGCTGATACCGATTTTGCAATAAAAATGTACGACACTCATTTTTGATCGTTTTTGGTCGTTTTTGGTTATTTTCGGGCAAAATAAAAACCCTTGAAACGCTGTGTTTTCAAGGGTTTGTTCTTTCTGAGCCACCCGGGACTCGAACCCGGGACAACTTGATTAAAAGTCAATCCGAAAATGTTTATAAACCGCTGTTTCTAGCCATTTCTTAAAAATTGGTACGACACTAATCCGACAATCCGAAGTCATCCTTCACGGCTCTGTCCAGTAGTTTCAATACATATTCCGGGGCATGTCGGCGGCCGTGTTCCCAGTCATCGTATGTCCTGGTCGGGATCTCGTATTTTCTGCAGAACTCGACGCGGGATAAACCGGACTGCTTGCGGATTTCCAGCACGTCCAGCTTCTCGGTCTCTTTCGCCCTGAAGATATAATCATCAGGATCGACGCCATTGTCGCGCAGGTAGTCCATTGCGATCTCGATGGCCTCATCCTCGGTCTCGGCGATTATGAAATCACCGTAAAAATCGCTGTCCCATTCACCGGTGTAGAGATATGTGTTTTCCTGCTCTGTCATTTCTACGATATATTTCATAATTTTGTCCTCCCAGGTTGTATTGTTTCCCTTAGCTTCTGATAACATTATAACGCATTGCGTTATATTTGTCAACTACTTTTTTGATATTTTTTAAAAATTTTTTCAATAAAAAATCCCCGGCATCTCTGCCGGGGTATACCTAGGGGGAATATTTGCGGAAAATCCCTTTTCCACCGATGTTATGAGACCGTCTGGTCTTTCCGGTACTGGTACGTGCTCACGCCGATCAATGCGCCTAAAAACATTGTGAAGGCTGAAATGACGCCACAAACAACAGAACTGTCAAAACCCAGTACACCGCCCAGCGCAAAAATGAGCGTGTTGAGCGCGGGCAGAAATATCACCACGATCCACTTTAAAATTTCATACATTTTGTTTGAAAATTTAAATTCAATCATTATAATCACCTCTCTTTATGCTGCAGCTCGTTGATCTGCTTCCATGCCGACTTCAGACTTTCGTCTATGCGGATGATGTTGTCGCGGTTGTTCCGGACGTCTTCCTTCAGGGACTTGATGTCGTTCTTGATCTCGATCGTGTCGGCGCTGATGCTTTCCAGCTTGACGATCACCGTTGTCATGTCGGACTGTTCCCGTCTGTCGTCCGCCTTTTGGTTCCGCCGCATGTTCAGGGCGCCGAAGAATATCGCGAAGAACACGCTCAGGATCGATATAATCAATGCAATTTCAACGCTCATGTCACCCCTCCCATCTGAAGCCCAACGCTTCCGCCGTCTTCCGACCCACGATCCCGTCCGCAGTCAAACCGTTGTCCAGCTGAAATGCCTGCACCGCGACCTTGGTCTTTTTGCCGAAGACCCCGTCGATGGTGCCGCAGGTGTACCCAGCCAGCGCCAAACGCTCCTGACATTGCCGCACATCCTCGCCCTTCATCAAATCGCCTTCACGATAGTATAATTCACGCTCTAACACGGGTATATCCTCCTCGAACCAGTCAGCGGGTAAACGACCTCCGATAACCCACTTGCCAGCGGATAGCTTGCGCCGTACCACGCCATCATCACGCCCTTTCGACTCAATGACCATGTTGTCACCGACATATACACCCACATGAGACGCTTTCTCGGTCTTGTTGAACACTAAATCCCCAGCGACCAGCGCTTTGAGCGTTACGGGCTTCGACACGGACTGGAACATTGCCGCCGAATAGTCCTTTTTGCTGTCGATTGCGCCGATTTTGCGTAACACATAGACCGCCAATCCCGAACAGTCGCACGCACGGCTCTTGCTCATATCCAGCCCGTCCTCGTAGCATTTAGCAATGAACCGCAAATCGCGGGCTGTGTTCTTGTTGTGGGCGCTGTCGGGGTAAGCCAGCTCCATAGCGTGAATCTGCCCGACCGTGAGCTTTTCGGTCTGCTCACCGTTGCCACAACCGATATATACGCCGTGGTTCTTGTAGACTTCTTCCACGCCCTGCACAAATTCCTGTCTAGTTGCCATAATCTCTCCAATCGGGGTTTTTACCGTGGTTATCCCCGACCACTTACTTTCGGGTATGGATTTGCACCATACATGATAGCCCTGCACTATCGCTCGCCCTGTTTCGCTATCTTGCCACCTGCGTCTACCTATTCCGCCACCGAAAGAAATTACTTACTCGCCCTGTGACTGCTCGTGATGGATAAACTCGTTGTATCCCTCAACACAGTTCAACTGCTCGTCTATGATGCGAACCTGTGCTGTAATCACATCAGATGCATTCCAAAGGGTCTGGCATAAGCCGTGGAATGAAATCTTTGCAGATGATACATCTGTGATACCTTCTGCATGGATTGAATAGTTACCATTTACAACTTTGATAATTGCGTATTTCATTTTGAAAATCCTCCTTTATGTATGATTTACTTAATTGCAAGCAATGTTGCCGAGAAAGATGCAGGTTGCCCTACTCCTCCCGAAGGAATAATAGCTATTGATGAGCCACTTATATGAAAATATCCTGCACTTAATACAGGTCCTAAATAATCATATAATATAGTGAACGGTAATATATTTTGGAAACTCATTGATGCCGCAGATACACTATTAATTAAACATGTAATAGTAACCAGATTACCTATACGAACATAATGGAGATTTCCATCATCTATCGAAATGGTTCCTGACTCATACTTGGTTAAAGTTGTCTCAACATAGTTTGTATTCTTATAAAAATGATGCCCCGCTGTAATAGCCTGTATACATCTGCAAAGCTGACCATATCTTATAAAATATTCACCTACAGCATAATTTTTTGTCGCAAGTTCGCCATTCTCCGTGGGTGCCAAATTCGGGTCTGTCACAGTCAGCTCCCTGTTGGTCTTTGCATAAGGTACATAGGTGGAGTCGGTGATGCGGGCATCTCGGAGCATGGGGTAGAAGGTAACATTACTAACAGTCTTACCTTGATCTATATAAAGATATATATAATCATTAGGGTTGATAGTCATACTCGTAGTGAAAGTACGCTCTACTCCAGAACCATTATCTACCATTGATACTACTGTACCATTATCATTCATATTAGCAACAATGTAGCAACCGCTATCGCTAGGTGCACCTGTAAGTTTATATCTTCCGGCAGGTTTTGCAGTGAATTTACCACTTACCTGCATATTAAGTCCGTATGAACAACCTCCTGTACCTGCCGTACCATTTGCTGTCACACTTCCATCACTATTAAGAGTCCATGTTATACCTGTACCTGTTTCAGTACCATAATACGGATAGTATATGAAGTTTTTAGCTGTCAGCACATTCACCACCGCACTCATCTCATCCGCACCTGCGAAATCACTTGCCTTCTTGCCCGAATCAGTTATGTTGCCCGATGAGTCGAGGGCGGCGAAGTCACCGGAGGTGGCACTTGCTACCTTATCTGCTTTATTTTCATCGAGCACCTTGCCCTGTTTCGCAGAAAGGGGCTTGTTAGTGTTGGAGCTGGTCAGATTGTCCACAATGTCGGACACGAACAGCGCACCTGCCATGGAGCCGGTGACTGTGATGCCGGATGTGCTGGATACGCCCAGATTGAAATTATAGGCGTAGTATGACGGGTTTAATATGAATTCGCTGATCTTTGCGGGATCGCTGGTCGTTGCTACCGCTACGAGCGCGGTATCGTTGCCATCATCCCCGATCAGACCGATAGAATACAGATCCTTGGGCGCGGTCAAGGTGGTGTTGTCGAATGACGCAGCAACATTGATCGTTGTGGAATCTACCACGGACGCAGACGGTGCAGCTGTGATAAACGTACCCGTCCATGCGCCCTCTGTCAGTGTCGCTTCCTGGCCTACGTAGTTGGTCGTTGAAAAACGCATTTCCGTGAATTCAACGCTGCCCTGGGTGGCTATAATGTTAGCCAGGAACGCAGCGCCCTCATTGGTGATCGTGAGGTTGAAGTTAGCCATTATTCCCCTCCTATGCTATGCTTGTATATTCCGTACAATCGACACAGCCGCCGAAGTACATATCGCCGTCTATGTCGGTTGTGATATCCTCGTTTACTGTGAACGCCATATGCGCCGGTGCCATCGAATACCAGGTTGTGCAGAATGTCAGGATCGCGCCGTCGATATGCACGTTGAAGCTCATGTCAACGCTCTGGTTTGCGGTATCGACGGTCAGCGTGTACGTACCGGCGCCGAAGATTTCATCGAAGACCGACCGTATCTTGCGCTCGGAATACGGGATCGAGATTGCCAGCCTTGACAGCACCCTTTGACGCCTTACGGCCAGCGAGTCACCCGGCGCGGGAACCAGCCCCAACAGCGCCTCGTACTGTTCAAGTGTGGGTTCGTCGCAGGTCTGAACATACAGATTATCCCAAACCTGTTGTTCCAGACCGCCCGCCATGCCCAGACCTTCAGCCCATGCCTTCATGATCTCGGGATATTCGATGATCTGTTGGAACAGCTCGGGAAGCATGGCCACCAGCTCTTCCTTTGTCGCGATTTCTATCATGATATTGTCACCGTCCCCATCTCAGGTATTTCCTGCAGCGCCGCTGTTTCCGTACAGCTTACGTCCGCCGCGGATCCGTTCAGTGTCACGCCGGTAACATTGATAACGCCCTCAACGGCCAGAATCGCGGATATGACCCGCGCAAGATATACTATAACGGTATACTGTACCGTATAACCGACTATCGCATCGCCCCAGCTCTGCGCGGCCGATTTGATATATGCGTCAATGGCATCCTCGATCGCCTGGATGTCTGTTGCGCCGCCGTGTCCGGTATCCCACTGAATCGTGCAGGCCACATCGATAGCCAGCGCGGTTCCGGTCGATATCGTGACTTCCGCGCCGATAGGTGCCATGCCGAAGCCCAGCGAAGAAGGCGCGTTGACCGGAGGGCAGATATAGTTCTGAACCGCATCTATCAGCGCTGTCTGCGCGGGTTCGTAATTGTCATCCAGAATAGAACACAGTACCGTGCCGCCGCCGTTATACGACGGATACACCTGCACAGCGCCCACGCCGGAAAGGCTCAGAATCGTGTTGCGGTATGAGGAAATATTGCCGCCGAAGCCCGCAACCTCAAAGCTTTCCGCGTACCGTGCCCGGAGCGCCGCGTCGGTCTCTTCGTCGGTTCCGACCGTGATGATGGTTCCGATGGTTGCCAATGTCAGTCCATTGATCGCCGTGACCGGCATGATCGCACCGGTGTAACTGTTGCCGATGATGCCCGCGGTCTCGCAGGTCATTTCGTATACGTAGGTCGCGCCGGAACTGATCAGATCACCCGACACAAAATTCACGCTGTCAGCGCCGTTTATGGTCTTAAATACTGACCCTTGCGGGATCGCCATGTTAAACGTGCCCTGTCTGACTGCGGGTGTCGCGGGCTTGCGCGATATGCCACGGCTCT